TCCTTTAGGTCAGCCGCTCGTGCTTCAATAGCTTTTTCGTTTAACAGTTTAGCGAACATGGCTTCTACGCCTTGACCTCGCTTCCATGATTGGTCTTGTATCCATCTGCTCATATACTCCTTTGGTTTGTGTTATTTAGCTGTCTCGATCCGAGCCGTAGCAATCTTAAAGTAGTCCTCGTCTAGCTCACAGCCTACAAAGCTGAAGCCTTCCTTGACTGCCGCCTTGCCTGTTGATCCGCTACCCATATAGGGGTCTAGGACAACGCCACCTGTAGGGGTGATGAGGCGACACAGGTATTGCATAAGGGCTGTGGGTTTGACTGTTGGGTGATTGTTGCGACTAACTATTGTCACTCCATCGCTTCCAGTGACATTAGTTAGCCCCTCGTCGCGATCCTTCTTGCTTGTCTTGGGGCAGTAGAAGAAGCGGGCGGCGGAGCCTCCGTCATCGCCGTATCTCATGGCGGGTTCACCAATCCCAAAGATTCCAGACTTGCCTCCATGCGTCCCCTCGCTTGCTGCCCTAGCCTTTCCTGCACTCTTAGTCTCAGGGAACAACTCAAGAACCTCCTGCGAGCCGTCGTGGATTAGGTTGGCTGGGAAGCGCCCTTGCACTGTTTTGCTTTGAGCTTCTTGAACGTCTGCCCGACCTTCTTGCTTTCTCCAGCCAGCAACGCCAAATGCTGGGTTTTCCCTTTCCTCTGTCCCCACCCGACACCCATCAATGTTAATCCCACCTGTTCCCCACTTGAGGACATTAGCGGCCACCGTCTTTTCCGAGAGAGGCTTACGGGCAAGCGTGAAGAACTCACAGGCTGGCTTTAGGGCTGTTCCCCAGCCGTCAGGACAACGCTCGTCTTTCTTATGGATATTCAGACTCTTAGGGAATCCGCTGCCGTAAATCCAAGACACTACATCCCGAATTTCAAAACCCGCATCCTCAATGTTTACTACCATTCGGTGTTGCGTCCGTGTGCCACAAGCAATCAGAGCGTGACCCCCGTGCTTCAAGACACGCATAGCTTCCTTCCACACCTCCACCTTGGGAACGTCGTAGTCCCACTTCTTAGCCATGAAGCTAATGCCGTAGGGCGGGTCGCTTACAATGCTGTCCACGCTGTTGTCTGGTAGTTGTTTCATCTGCTCTAAGCAGTCTCCGTTAAGTAATTTTATGTTCATATAGTTGTTGGTTAAAAAGTAAGGGCAGCATAGTATAGGAGCCTTTAGGCACTCTGGGACATGTCCCCGTTTCATTATGCTGACCTAAAGTGGTTATTGATTTACTTCCATCGCTTCATCTATATCTTTGCATGTCCCCAGCAGGTGCATCGCCATAAAGCTTTGCGTTGTGAGTAGCCAATCCAGCCGTTCCTTGTCCTTCATAAGTTCAGCGTTCTCACGCTCAAGCTTTCTGGCATGCATTGCTAGCTCCGCTACGTTGTGGAGCACATCATCTGTTCTTGGTGTATCCGACGAGAATGATGGCAGTGGTTTCAATGTGTTTTTCATATATACTCCTTGGGTTAGAATGGGTTCTCGTCATTAGAGTCATCGCAGAGAGGGTTAGTATCCTCTGAGAGACGGCAGGTCTCTTTATCGTAAAGCAGGTTACAAGCTACGCCTGTCTCACCGCTGAAACGGTTCTTAAGGACACGTAGGGTTGTCCTGTTACGGTTCTCTACGTCTTGCTGGTTACGCTCTAAGCCGATGCACATATCAGACAACTGAGCGATAGCAGCAGAGCCTCGGAGTTGTGCTAGGGATGTTGCCGCGCCTTCCTCGTGTCCCTTACCTTCAGGACGCTTGAGGTGGCTTACGAGGACAACACCAATCTTAGTCTCCTCTACAAGAGCACGTAGCTTGGTCATTGTGTTGTCGATCATACGACGCTCGTCACCATCACCCATACCAGATACGATGATAGAGAGGTGATCCAGAACCACGTAGTCTACATCCATAGCCTTAGCCATGTAGCGGATGTGTCCTAGTAGGTTGTCGCTGTCTAGGGAGCCCCAGTGGTCATACAGGTAGAAACGACCAGATCCGACTGTCTTCTTGTATGCCTCGTTGTATTTAGCATCAGGAGTAAAAGGCTCTAGGTGTAGAGGCTTAGACATCTCCAGACCAATGATACCATTAGCGGTACGCTCAATGGATTCCTCAAGAGCGATATAACCGAGTTTACGATCAGTAGTCTTGAGAACGTGTAGGGCAATCTCTTTACAAACAGCAGACTTACCGATGCCAGAGCCAGCACAGAAGGTAACAATCTCACCTTTACGGAGGCCGTGAGTGAGCGAGTTAAGTCCATAGTAAGGATAAGGGATGCTATCATTTTCTTTAGGGACAGTAAGGCGCTCATAAAGCTCAGTGCCATCTACAATGTCATCTGGTCGCCATACCTTAGCGTTCCAGAAAGCTTGGATTACTTCTTCTCCTTTGTTAGCTAGAAGCATTTCGTTCGGGTCTTTCATGGACAACCGAGCGATCTTACAAGTACCAGCAGGAAGGATGTGAGCAACACTCTCGGCTGCTTCGCGTCCCGCCTTGTCCTCGTCAAACATAACAATAACTTCTTGCCACGATGAGAGCCATTCGAGTTGCTTCTTGAAGATTGTCTTGGCTGACTGAGCACCACTAGGTAGTGATACTACGGGCCACTTGTTGCCTTGGAGTTGGCTAACAGTAAGACAGTCAATCTCACCCTCGGTGATGACTAGCTTCTTACCGCCATTGGGCCAGAGGTTCTGACCGAAGAAATAGTTAGGAGAGCCGTTGCAGTGAAAGCTCTTGTCCGCAAAGCGATACTTCTGGGCTACCTGTGTGCCGTCTAGGTTGCGATAGTTAGCAACGTGACATGGCTTGCCGTTAAGCTCCCCGATTTGATACCCATACTTTACGCACGTGTCTTTGTTAATACCCCGTGGGGCGATATCCATGAACTGTCCTTTTACGAATCCTAGTGGTGATACATTTTCCATTTTTGTGTGTTGTGTAGTTGTGTCTTGTTTGTCTCTGTTCGGTGTGAAGATACCGCAGGAGTAGCACTTGGTGCTTCCGTCAGAGTTGTGTGTGAGTGCATCGCTGCTTCCGCAGTCATCGCAAGGTTGGTGTGTGGCTATCGCCGTTAAATCGTCCATTCGTGTGGGAGCTTTTTCTCGCACCAGAGGAACCCGTGTTTGTCGCACCAGTCCCCGTAGGTGGTCTTGCTCTTTTTGCTTAGTGTGTTTGATGCTCGTTGGAATACAAAGCGGATGTCTAGTTCGGGGTGTGCTTCCCTCACTCGTAGGTGTTTGGTTCGGTCTGACGCTAGCCAATAGCCCTTTACCTCCAGTATAATTCCATTGTCTAAAACGAAGTCGGGCGTGTATTTGCACTCCTTCGTGTAAGTTAGTTTCATCGACTCGTAAGAGTGGGTAACCCCCGCCACATTTAAGGCGGAGGCTACTGTCTCTTCGAACTTCGAACGGAACTTAGAACGGCGCGTTGGACGTTTCCGCTTCATCAGCTACTTCGAAGGCATCGTTGAGGGATTCACCACTACCTACGTAGCCGTCTTCTTCAGCACCAAAGCCGAAGGAGCTATCACCTCCACCGTACTCGATTAGATCAAGTACTTGTACTGCACGGAGACGCAGGGTGTATCCGAAGCCCTGACTTGGAACGAACCAAGTGTTGACCTCAACTGCCATCTTTAAGGTAGAACCACTGCCAATCTTAGGCATGTCGATCTTCTTACCTTGGCTGTCTACTGCTGCAATGGTGAACTCAAGAGTTCCCTTTGACTTAGTATGTACCTTAGCTTTCTGTTTAGCATAGATCTCGTGATCACCCTCATCGTTAATACGGAGAGGGGATGACGCTGCCATGCGGATCTTGTCTTTACCTTGGCGACTGCACTCTTCCTTGTAAGCGGCGTCAAGCTTCGGCTTTACGATTGCCTCGAAAGCTTTGAAGTCACCTTCACTTACGTGGAGCTTACAACTATAAACGCCATCTTCATCAAACTTGGTGTCTGGTGTGTCGATGCGTGGCCATACTGCTTTACCTTTTGGTGTTGTTATTACTTTGCTCATTTTGTTTTACTATTACCTGTTATCGGTGGTTTTTACTGGTCAGCTAGCGGAGTGCTAACTGAAGAAATATGTACTATCTTTGATTTTGGAGATGTCAGCAGTGCCATATTCTGGCGGCTCAGGAAGTTCTAATCCCGATTGCTGTTCTAATTGATGTTTCCAATCGCGTAAGAGGTCAACACTAAAAGTAGAAATAAATACATCTCGCAAACTTTTACTTAAAGCCTCGCACCCTGTGGCGTGAGTTCCGTAGCTGTCGTGGATAAATGCAAAGTCATAGATTCCCTCTTCTTTGTTAGCTTTGATGACTGTCTTATGGAGAGCAGCAGCATCTAGTGAGTGAACAAAGTTAGGGCTCACTCCGTTGCGCTGACGTACCTTGGAAAGCTTATCGTCGTTCTCACGGAAACGAATGTGGGTAGCTGTCCCGCTAATCCACGTCTTGATGTTCTTACTTGTGAAGTTGAAATACTCTTGGTGAACAGGGAAGCCACTAGGAGTAACCCAAGATACAGGTAATTCAGCCTCGGTAAGCAAAGCGGAACAGTCCTGAAACCACTTCATACATTCCTTTGGTTTCTCTAGGACGCTCTCAATCCCTGTCCATACCGCCTTCGCTAAAATGTGAACGGCTAGATACTTCTCTTTATCGTCAAAAGGTTTAGTACGTCCTTCACCGTGTATCTGGTCTTCATACCAATCAGCGATGTACAACCGATTGCTGTATTCAGTTAACCCATACGAGTAACACATTACGGGGCGCTTGGTTGTCTTACGGTCGATCCCAAAGTTTACCCAAGCGTTTGCAATAGCGTCTCCCTCGCTTGCTTGTTTCTTCAGGATTATCTCCGCTTGCTTTGCGACCACTCCGTAGATGTCTGCTGGTGTGTCAGTAGGCAACACATTCGTAGCAGTCATCCCGTAGGGGTCACGGGTAAGCATAGAGAGAATCTGGAGTCCGTTATTGGTGGCATCCATATTCACTGGGAGGAAGGTATCTAGCTTACCCGTGTTCTGTAGCGTGGCCCATTCAAAGCACCACGCAAGGAATTGCCAAGGGTCACCCGCTTCTGTCCATAGTAACTCCTTGGTAGGGTTAGCGGCGATACGGATAGCGTCCTTGGAAAAGTTCTCAGCCCACTCAGAGCGTTCGTCGAGTGTGACTTTATCATAGCCCCAAGTGTTAGCGCCTTGAATAGCTAACCACTTGCGGTCTGTTACTGTCTTAATTCGTTGAGGTCTAGCAAACCGAAGTAACCCTCGGCACATATCAGGGCCTTGGATTCCTAGAAAAGCTGGGATGTTATAGACCCGACCTCGGAAGTCACAGTGTGACGGATAGAAGAACCTACTACCTGTAAGCTTCTCTGCTAAGTAAAGCACCTTGGCTACCAACAGACGTCTTGAGCGTGTGCTCATGTTACGCTTGTGGACACCTGAAGCCATCGTGCGCCACTGGAGGTTGCTCAGTTTGTTGTCGTGGAAGTCTTCAGGGATGTCAGGCATCACCTCGTCATCGCGACTAGGAAGCCCACCTACCTTTACCGAGTTCTTCCAAGCCCACTGCATGGTCTTCAAGACATCCTCGTTAATCTTCCAAGGTGTCTGTTGGATAAGGTTACAAGCCTCCATAGGCTCTTCAATCTTACCTTCGATATTACGAAGGAAATCCATGTTGGTTGACTTAATGAAAGGCAACTTAGGGAGAGAGGTATCCTCTGTCTTATACCCTCCCTCCCATACATTCTTCCATTCCATTGGCGTATCCACTGTAGGAAGCCAGAAGGGGCTTATGATTTCCTTGTGGTAGTTGAACTCATCAATCCACTTGAGAGTGTCTGATGAGGCGGTGACGTAGCGGGTAGGGTTTCTACGTCCCGTATCTGTGATGAAGCGATACTCAATGATCCCTGTGACGTCTCTAAGGAGTTCAACAAGGTTAAGTCCTGTGGCGGCTATGTCTCTACGTGTCCAAGAGGGGACATCTTCCATGAGTCCCTTTTCCACTTCGTGCTTGGTACTCACACGGATGTGGTTTTTACTAGCTAGCCATCCTCGCTTACGGTTAGCCCCTAGAACAATCCCTTCACCTTTAGGGTTGTTGCGTACGAGATACTCTGAGCGGCGCTGGTAGTCGATGACATTACCCACCTTGGTACACAGAGCGGTCATCTTAGAGTTTTGGGTAAGCTGATCTAGTACAGTACGAATCACAAGGAATCCGATCTTCTCGGAGGGCATCTGTAGGAGGTCTAGTTGCCACCTTGCTTTATTCTTGTAGCCACTCCATTTGGCTTTCACTTCATCAATAGCTTTGATATAAGCTGGGAGTGCTCCTCGTATGAGTCGCTGACCATATGACGTTTCGGACTCCATGCTACGCGCGCGGGCTCCCTCTACCTTGTTGCGATATCGCCCCACACCTACGGTGGTCATATCGTTATTGAGTTCGTTTTGAGTGAGCGTGTCCATAGTTGAAGAATTGTCACCAGTTTGTCACCAACGCCAGAGCGTTGTCACCGATGCTGGGGATAAGTATTTGTAATTATTGTAGTAATTTCAGTAATTTAGACTGAGTCTGGTGATTACAGGGGATTCAAAATCCCCCGCCAGCAATGGCGTGAGAGTTCGATTCTCTCCTTGGGCACCACTTAAGTGTTTGAATTAAAAGACTTATTCCGCGTTTTGTCAATTTAGTTTTTAGTTTCGGTTTTGTGCTTATTTTGTCTCTATTTGTCACCAATGACGCACTTTGTCACCAATTTGTCACCTAATTTCCGTAGTGATCCTCGAAACAAATAGGGCATAGACCCTTTTTGAACACGTCAGGCTTTTCACAGAAGGCGCATTGTTCCTCTGAGTTGGTTTTTGATTCGTCATTCATCATTTCGTCAATGGATTCTCTGTCGCAGTCGCAATACAGAAGGGCTGTGTCTGGTTCATAAATTTCACAGTTGTTATCAATTAGCCAGTCCAGCCTCTCCTTGTCCTTACGTAGCTCGGCGTTCTCAGCCTTAATCTGCTCAATGGTATCCTCTAGTCTTTTGTATTCTGATTCGTTTGTTCTCATAGTGTCTTCCCCCGAGAATGAGGGCAGTGGTTTTAATGTATTTTTCATAGTGCTTTTAGTTTGTATTTAATGCCATCAACCTCGACAACCTTACCTTCGCAGGTTTTAGAGGACTTTGGTATTCCTCGTTTGTAACCAGTGCTGTTCTCGAAGTAAGTCTCATTGCCGTTGGAATTGTACTCATACTTATGCCAGTATCCAGTGCTGTTCTCGCAGTGAGTCTCATTGCCGTCAGCATTGTACTCATACTTCCACCAGTAGCCAGAGAAGTCCTCATAGTAGGTCTGTTTACCATTGGCGTCGTATTCATACTTACACCAATAGCCCTCGCTGTTCTCGCAGTAGGTCTCATTCCCGTTGGAATCGTATTCACGCTTCCACCAATAGCCATCGCTAGGCTCCCAGTAGGTTTCATTCCCGTTGGTATCATATTCAGCCTTCCACCAGTAGCCATCACTAGCCTCGCAGTAGGTCATCTTTCCGTTGTCGTCTTTAATCTGGATAGGGAAGATAAAAGCAATCCCTAGTTCTGTTAGTGTTTCACTTAGTTTTTTCATAGGTGTTGGTTAGAGGTGGCGGCGCTTGAGTGCGACAGAAGTGATAGCCAGTAATCCTGCAATCAATGCAAACGTCTCTGGCTCTGGTATAATATGAGCAGACACTACACGTAGGCGCACCTTGCCATTCTTAATATACTTGATAACACCTACGTGGTATTCGGTCATGCTGTCATGCCTAGCGGTGGCCACGATGGTCTTGATGTCGCTCTCGGTGATATTGTAGAGGTCTGCTAGTGGCAGCATGTGTGGATAGACAACTTTAATGTCAAACGACCAGTCCATAGTAGACAAGCTCTGCATCTCAACGCGATCACCAAAGCCTTGCATCCGAAAGAAGTTGCCGTCATCAAAGCGAACCATAGATGAGCCGCCGTTGAATGCTACGTCTGGAGTGTTAGCCAAGACGCCTGAGTTAACGTGGAAGACAGAGGCAGAAGACATGCTTGAGAAGGCAACAAGTGCCATTAGTATTAGTTTTGTTTTCATAGTGCTGTTAGTTGCCCGCCCCCGAAATCAACCCTTGTTTAACTTTGAGTGCGTGAGTTTATGTGTCCTCAGATGTAATTAAATGAGGACGTTTTGTTATTTATTAGATAGCTTGTTGCAGTGCCTCCACTGCGTCAAGCATATTTCGAGGAGACAACTTAGCGTATCGCATGGTCATCTCATAAGTCTTGTGACCCATCCACTCTTTAACAGTGTAGAGTTCAATCTTGCGCTGCACCAGACGGGAAGCGCAGGTGTGCCTCGTGAGGTAGAACACAAACTCAGGATCGGTTTCACTAAGTGCCTCCCGAACAAACTTCCAGTTGCTACGGATGTTTGACTCGGTGAAGCGAGAGAAAGGGAAGGGTTCATCCCTAAGAGCTACAAAGGCGTTATAAGCACGGTCGGTGAGAGGGATAGTACGAGGGTAGCCGTTCTTGGTGCGCCTAAGATCCACGATGTACTTGTTCATTCCCTTGTCGAACCTCACGGCGGTTTGTGGGATGTGACGAGCCTCAATAGGGCGCATACCAGTGTCAAGTGACCAGATAAAGAACTCCCTGAACTCTGTGCGACCATCAGCATCCAGAACGTCAAGGATGTCCACCTCTTCTTCTTCGGTGAGGAACCTAAGACGGGCGTTGTTGCCTACCTTCTTACGGGTGATTTTGGGGCGGTTTGTTATGTAGTTACGATCAGCCCCGAAGTTGATTGCTTTACTGAGTGTTGACAGGCGGCTGTTGATTGTAGCAGGAGACAGTTGCCTTTGCTCTAATGACTTTATGAAACCATCGACAGCTTCGGTGGTGATAGTAACAACAGGCAGGTCGTGTCCATAGTAAGCTTCCAGTTGTCTCATGTTAATCAGCTGGTGGCGCTCGTTCTTAGTGTCCCGCCACTCGGCTTGATAGCAAGCCTCTAGCAACTCCCGTAGGGTTATTCCCGTGGAGGTTTGATCGTGGTGCAGGAGGTCGCTTATTGGCTGCCCAAGGGTGAGCCGCTTGCGCATTGTTGCTTCCCATTCGCGGGCTTCCGCGTCGGTTGGAAAGGAACGCCTGTAACGGCTACCGTCGTGCATGAAATCGGCTAGGAACTTATTACCTTTGATACGTATACTCATTTCTTTTTTCTTCCATCTGTGCGGTTGAAAGCTGAATCCATGTAGCGGTCTCTTAGTTTATAACCTAGTGTGGTTAGGCATAGAAATTTTCCCCTGTGGTCATCTGAACATCTTGTGTAATAAACAAGTCCTGCTCTTGTTAGGACTTGTGCGCTTCTAGTCATTTGTGGGGCTGTCATTTTAAGCATACGTTTAAGGCTAACGCTTGGAGCCCGTCCGTCATCGCTGAAGTAAAGGCAGGTTAGTACGTTTAAGGTTTCCATACTAAACTTTCCTATGTATTCAGCGTGCATATATTGAACCTCAAGTTTTAAATCTAACTGCGGTTTGTATTTGGTGAAGTAGTCCATGAAGTCCCTTTGAAATTAGTTACCGAATCGTAACCATAATAGTTACAGAAGTGCAACAACATTATTTCAAAATGAAACTTATAGAGTATCGAACACACCTATTTGGCGGTCTGAAACATAGGGCGGTTTGTTTACCCCTCGCTTTTTCCAGAAGGCTTTGTGTCCCTCTGAAATAAGCTTGGCGGTTTCTTTATAGTATTCTCTATCAAGTGCAGCTTCTGACTTGCCTCCTCGGTTTGATACGCGGTTAGCTTGATGAAGGTTGCGGTATGCCTTTGGGCGTGTGTGTAGTGGTGTCATAATATTAATTAGTTTTATGTGTGGCGGTTTGTGTTGCGTATTGAATAAGTGATTGTTCTACGTCGGTAGGTAGGTCTAGCTGTCTTATAGCGTACCTTGCGGCGGTTTCGGGTGTTCCCTGATGGGAACCAATAGCGTTGCGTATTAGCATACGTGCTAGGTTCAAGCGTTCGGTTATGTCTTTCATTGATTAGGTGTGGCGGTTGAGCGGCCGCGCGGACGCGACCTTTGTAGATCTAGAAGAAGGCAAGCCCCGTGGCCGCCAGTGTGTCACAAGTGGCGCTTTCGGTGAGCGCTAGGTGTACCCGTTCGCCTGTCTTGATGCGGTGCTGGGCTGTCTCATATGTAAGCTTATGAGAAGCCGCGTAGGAGCCGATGCTGTCATAATTTAATAGATAGTCGATGTAATACGCTTGGAATCGCTGAGTTTCTCTTGATGTGTCCATAGTAAGGTTTGTGTGTGTGGTTTGTGTAAATTAGAGTGTAGGATGCTCTGCCCCGTAAAGAGTTACTCTTACAAGAAGTAAATTGTGCCGTTTCGAGTAACAGGTTGATTGTTAACTTTTATGATGTTACCGTAGGCGTCCGCCTCAATAAGATCATAAAAGGCGGGGTTTATGTCGCAGTTTTCATTTAACATATTGAAGCCGTCTTTAGCAAAGCACTGAAAGTCTTTTAAGATGCAAGCGTTGTAATAAGTGTTTTCGGGTTTGTTCATTGTGTGTGTGTGGGTTGTTAAACGTCGATTGTTTGCAATAGATAGGGCTTGCCGAGTAAACTCGCTTTGTCTGCAGTATAGTGAGTGTAACCACTATTGATTAGCTGCTCTACAATGTGGTTGTAGGTGGCTACAGCCTTGGCATTTGGATAGGCTAACAATAGCTCATTCAGATGCGCCCGCTCGGTGTCTGTTATATCGAATATTTTCATAGTGTGTGTTTTGTGTGGTTTAATTCGTTGCAGTTGTTGCTTCGATGGAAAAACTCAATCAGATCAAATACTTACGTGCAAGCTTTTTTTTAAAATAAATTAAAGAAAGTCTCGGAAGTCGCTTGTTTCCTAGTGTTAGAGCTGAAAGTTTTTTTTTGAGATGCTTAGGAAAAACCCGCCAAGTTATTATAAGAGAGAAAGACAATGTGTTGCTAGATGTCGCTAGGTGTCGATGAGTGTCGATGAGTGTTACTGAGTGTTACTGAGTGTTACTGAGACTCAGTCGCAACAAGTTCAAAAACACAGCATTTGACAAATACAGGCAAACGCACCAACACATCATGATATCCTGATATAACACCTATTCCAGCCAACTGTGCATCTATAATCCCCAGCAATCCCCTAGAATTAAAGGCATACCCCCTATGCAGTGACAAAGTGGTGTCAAACCACACAAGAATGGGAGTGATGCGGGGGTAACTCAGCTTGACGATATAACGTATACCCTCTCACATTTTTTTACCAAAACAACCAGAGAACACTCAGGGTGGTCGCAGTGGGACTTGAACCCACACACTCCCGCTAATCAGGAGAACATATCCAGTTAGTTCATACGACCAAACCTTTAGAAGCCTATAGAGCCCTCTGAGAGTCCCTACAAGGCGTTTTGATGATCACAAGGGGTGTTCCTATACGAAAAGACCCCCAGAGGCACACAAGGGCTCTCTGGAGGTCAACACACACGTTACACACAAACAAAGTTTAGAACACATCCTCCTCGTCATCATCATCTTCTTCTAGTTCTGACCACTCAAAGGCATCTTCGGGGTTCTGGTAAAGATCCATAACACCAGCGTGACGCTTACAAGCCTCATTGAGAAGCCCCATGGTAGCAAACGGGTCGCTATAGACCAACTCGAAGGTATGCTTTGCGTCATCGGGTTGGATGATAATAACAAAGTTCCTACAGTGCTCCCCTAGGCGGGCTTGAATGGACTCAAAGGGTGTCATTTGGATTTCTTGGTAGTAGGCTTCTTTGACCAGTCAATCTTATCGTAGTTCTTACGCTGCTTGGCTGGGTTGTGTCCTTTTCTTGG